TTTGATTACTCCATTGATTAGAATCCACACGAACAATATCTCGTGCTTGTTGTGCTATTCCTGAATTGTTTGTGCTGTCGCTGAATTGTATTGCCATAATGATTGATTGATTAACTTAATCAGTCCAACCCCTGTAAAGGAGCTGAATGAGTAAATTAAGCTACTGATAGTACTGGTGCTGATACTCCGTCTGCTGTGTTGTCGAGTCGTACTGGGATCCAAGTTCCTCCTGCCCATTGTAGAAGTGCTCTATCTCCTGCATCTGCAAAAGTGATAGTTCCTGCTGGGTCACCGTCAAGGTTTGCTGTAAGAACTGCGTTTCCTCCGTCAACAGTCATGTGAATTTCTTTCAATTGACCAAGAACTGTTCCTGAAGTCAATGTGATTGCTACTGCTCCTACTGTTGTAACTTTTGTGTAGTAAGAAGCGACACTTACTGCTCCTGCTCCTGCTCGCACATCTCCAAGGTCTGGAAATATTTGAGGAACTACTGTTCCAACGTGGCTAGCTGCTCCGTTCCTAAGAACTGCGTAGCCTGTTCCTTTAGGTGTAATTTCTACGTTAATGTTTGCGTCTGTACCCTGTGCAATAAGTTGTACTGGGTCTCCTGTAGCTGAACCTAATGTTCGTACAGTGTTTACTTGACCTGCAATTGCACCACTGATAACTACTTCTCCGTTTACTGTGAATCCTCCAAGAGCGTCTACTGTTCCTGGAAATGATGGATTAAATCCGTTTGGTTGTGCCATAGTGTTTGTTTTCGTTAACTTCTAATTAAATGAAACTATTGTTAATCTTTAGATTGCCTTCAACAGGGTCTGGAGCATCTTTCAAGCTTTCAAGTTTTGCAATAAGTGCATCTTTTTTTACTAACCACTTTTCACGATTTTGGTAAGCGTATGCATTTATAGATTTAGCAAAAGCTACTTGAGCTAAGCTCGCATCTTCTGGAAGTTCTACAACCAAAGGTAAATCTTTAGGTCGTATTGCTTCAATATCATTAACTTTAATTCCACTTGATACTTCTTTTACTTCTTTTACTTCTTTAATTTCTTTTGACATAATTTTGAATTATTTGTAATTATTTCTAATGGGATTATTAGGAGGTTGTTGGTGGGGTTCAACCCCCTAGCAATCCCACCAGAGTGGGAATTACTAACTAAGCAAGTGTGATGTCGACAACCAAAGAGGCTTTTTGAGTCCATAGTTTGAACCCTACAAGAGAGTTGACTACGATTTCTCTACCTGTCTTTAGTGTAACTGATTTTTCTTCGTACTGCATTCCTCGTGGAGATGCGTATAAAGCAACCTTGTTAACTCCGAATACTCGGTGTCCAGCATTTGTTACTACTTTAGTACCAATTGTTGCATCTACGAATAGTCCTGAACGTACGATATAAATATCAGTACCCATCCAGTTATTCATAAATCCGTTGTTTAGAGTTGAGTCAGCCATTGAGAAACCATTAGTTGCTCCTGCTGCTGCGAACCCTACCATGTCTGTGTTTTCGATTACAAGGAAAGTTCCTTTGTAAGCATCTTGGTAACCTGCAACTTTAGATTGTAGATTAGCCATGATTGGGATGATGTTTGCTGCAGATGTAAATCCTCCTGCTGGAGTAGTATATGCACCTGTTGCATCTTCTGTAAGGTTGTTGATAACAAATTTATCAACACCAAATGCTACTGCATACATTAATTCATCGATTCGAGATGCTGAGAGGTCGAATACTGCGAAGAATTCTTCATGAGCAAATACATGTTCTGCGTAAGTAACTTCATCAGTAACTGTCAAAGCATCATCTGTGATAGTCCATGCTGATACAGAGTAAGTTCCTGCGACTGCCTGAATTGTAGCTGTTGGCTGTGAACCGTAAGGATTTTGGATTCGTTTAACGTCTGAGTTGTCTACTGTACAGATTTTTTCTGCAACTAGAGCATTCCGTAATACCATTGCGTATTGTGATTGGAAATATTTATCTCTAGCTCCATAAGTTGAAAGTGTGTTCATTTTAGTAAATTATTAGGGATTATTATTCCCCACCAATCTACCCTCTCTTACCTCCTCGTCTTGCCCAGAACAATGCTTCTGATTCTTCATTAGTATCAGGAACCTGTCCTTTACTTAGGTTAGCTGTAAGAGTATCTCCTGATACTTTTTGCGTTCCCTTGCGAGCGTTGGCTGTGTTTGCAGTGTTCGCAGTTTTACGAAACTCTGCATTGTTAGAAAGGATAGTTTTGACCACATCGTTATTCATAGCTTCTGAAACGCTGATTTTTTTGAACTTAGCAAATTCTATTACTTCATCTAAATCATCATCGTGTACATTGGCTCTCATAACAGAAAGTAAGTCTTTAGAAGATAATTCACTTTTGGCTGTACTGTCCATAGGTGTATTATTATTTGATTGAGCTTTCTTTCTCCAGTGGTCTTTTTGAGATTCTGCTGTTAGGAGTTTCTTTCGTAATTCACTAACTTCATCATTCTCGTCAGGTTTTTCATCATGTTCCTGTTCATCGTTTTCAGTTTCCTCTGTGTCATTTTCTTGAGTAACAATCTCGTCTTCGTCATTTGTATTCATAGTTTTGTCTAGATTAGTCATTTGTGAGGGTTTTGTCCCTTATGATATACATTATACCATATTTATAAATTATTTTGAGCTGTCTTGTTTCAATCGTGCTATAGTTTCTGCTAGTGATTCACTTTTTTGTCCTGCAATAGTTTTGATGGTAAGTAATGATGTTTCAATAGCTTGCATATACATGTTTCGTGCAATAAGTTTGATACCTAGCTCGTCATCTTCTTCAAGAACATATTTGATATTTACCTTTTCTCCATCAGGATTAGTAAGTAGTGCAAACGCTTTTTCAAACATAGATAATACCAATGCTTTTGAGCTAACTGATTGTAAGATTGTTTCTTTAGATGCACCAAAGATTTGCTTTTCAGCTCCTAACCAGAAATCTGATAACTGTCCGATTGGAGTATCTAGGTTATTAAGCCCGTATACTTTGCGTTGTAATACTGCTCGTACTTCTTCACTTTTAAATGTTGCTACTATTACTTTTTTTTGTTCGTCTGTTATTTCGCTACCAAAGAATAGTTTTCGGATAGCTAGTAAAAGAAAGTCATTTTCTGCGAAGGTTGCTTTCAACAGTTCTATTTCTTTATCGTTATACATTAGTTCTGACATATTTATTGTTGTTGATTAGTTTGTAACGCCTCAAGCCTTTCATCGACCTGCCCACCATTAGGAGCTGATAAAGTTTGAGGTTGAATTTGGGTTGCCATATCTGGAATGGACGAAAGTTCTAACGGCGAAATGTGTCCTGATGCTGTCAATATCTTGTCTACAATCAATTTAGCTCGTGGATTCTGTTCAAAGCCTGGATTATTCACTACTTGTAGAGCTGTGTTCAGTGTTGCGTACATTGCTTGGACGTCTTTTCCTTCTCCTGTAATATCTATGTCGCAATCGAATTCAAGTCCTTTGAATAATTCTTTCCATGTAAGTTCGCCGACTTGATCAGGTGTAAAGAAACGCTTTGTACCCATGTCTGTAAGTTCTTCTTGTACTCCATCACGTTCTGCATCTTCTCGTTCTTGTAAGTCTTGAGGTATTTCTCCTGTTTCTATAATTTCATCAATAAGTTTCTTTGACATTCTTTTGCGTGCTTCAAATGGTAAATATTTTCCATCTATCTTTTTAATATCAAATGAGTTTAATGTTGTTGATACTTGATTTGAGTTGCTACCTTTCTTGATTAAGAACGGAATAATTCTATCTCGTAACATATCCTCTAGGAATAAACCTTTAGTTTCAGTCATTATCTCGAATAGAGAGTGGTTTTCTTGTAGTAGAGCTTCTGTTTGTCGCCATGCTGTACCTGATTTAGGTTGAGCGCCAAGCATAGCTTCACTAACACCTACTATTTCATTGCCTAATGATTTCCATTGTTGCCCGAAGTTTTGTAGTGATGTTATATCGTGAGAGTTGTTGTTTAGTTGAGTGAGTGGCTGATTCATTTGGTGGATAAGAATATCCCCTGATTCAATAGCAAACAAAGCGTTTTGTCCAACAAAGTTTCCGTCTGATGTTTGAAAGATAAGTTTTGATGCTAAGTCTAACTGGTCTTTAATGCTTTTGACTGAATGATTCATCATCCATTGTGCTTCAAATAGGTTTTTGACTGAACCCTCTAATGAAATAGAGCCATCTGTACTTGGAATCAGTGATGTAAGCATATAAGGGTCGTATTCTTCACGCCCTGAATATAGAGAATATTCAATTTCATCTTTAGTCTTACCTTTTCCATTAGAAACAAAAGAGAGAACGTGCATTTGTTGTACGAATGTTTCTGCATCACTTTCTTTTCCAGTAAGGTGTTTTAGAGAAAATACTCCATGTAATTCATAGAGTTTGTAATAATCGCTTTTATTATCCTTTTGACGTTTATCAAGTAATTGACGTGTTGTTTCTGCGTTTACAATAGCATCCACTTTTTCTTTGTCATATCTTTCATACATTTGAGCTTCTGTAAGCTCTAGTATTTCAATTTTAGGATTGTCTGCAAAGTTTACTTGGTCACAAATAAGTCTTGACCATGGTGTAACTGCAATATCTAATTCATCATCTTTTTCAATTATCTTGACTACAGCTTCATTAAATCCTGCAAGTTCTAACCCCCAGTTGTTTAAAAACTTACCGAACTTTTTCTTTTTCATCCAATTCTGTAGAAATACATTAAGCAGAAAGATAGCTACAATATCTTCTGCCTTAGTTGCTGTCATGTTGATGTCTTTTCTATCAATGTCTGTAGCTCTGAACCAGATATTTCTTGCTGCAAGTACAATGTTAGCAAAAGGTTTATCACGACCTAAGCTGTCTTTTTCTCCTGAAATGTGTTTTGAGTTTAGGTAAGCATAGATAGTATTTATATCTGTGTATAAATCATATCGTACATGTTCCGACATCAAAGTACCAACACCTGAAATATAGTCTTGCTCTAGTTTAAGGACAATTTCTGATACTGATTTTTCTATCATATTTAATTAGATATTACTGTGTAATCAATCGTTCCTCCTTTTGTTAAGTATAGTCCTGAATTAAATACAACAGGTTCAGGAAATAGAATCACTTGTGAGCCTGCTGATAGTGTGTAAGTATTTACAACAATCTTATTCACATTTACTCCTCCTGTTAATGTTCCTGCTCCCCATGATGCATCAGCACCTGTTTCTGTAGTTGTGAATGCGTTGCCGTATTCTCCAATTCTAATAGCTTCAACTATTTGAGTTGTATCATCGTTTGTTGTTGCTGTAACGTAGTTATTAGCGATTGTTCCTGTTCCGTATGTTGTACCTGCTCCTGCTGTAGCGTTGATTGCTGACTTTAGGTTATCAAGAGATGCTGCTGCTGATACTCCAATAAGAACCTCATCTTTTGCTCCTGTTAAGGTTGTTTTAAAAGTGTAAACAAGTCCTGCGATTGTTACAGTTTCGTTGTTTAAAAATACTCCTGATGCTGTAAGTGTTTGAGTTGCTTTAACTCCTGCACTTGTTGTTCCCCCAATACCATCATTTAATCTTAGTGTTCCACT